AAAGGCGACCTAATAATCCTTGAGGTTTGTGATATACTGGTCGTGCTACCAGGATGGCAGCAAAGCGGGGGGACGCAACGAGAAATCGAAAGAGCTAAAGAGTTAGGAATTCCAATCTACTATTGGACAAATGAGCAAGATAAATTAGCATTGTGCTATTATTATGAGGAGGATTAAATGGCTAAAAAAGAAGAAACTAAAGTATGTCCTAAGTGCGGGGGAAAATCCTTTCTATCTACCTCACTAGGAATAATGTGTAAAGAATGTAAATGTATTGTAAGCACTTTTGTTCCGCTACCACCTGACCAGTTAGAGTGAATATAAAAATAACGACAGCGTTAGATGTTCGTGATGGTTATGGCTATATTGGTCAGAGCCTTGCTCTTGCTTTAGATGAATTGGGGCATAAGGTTTGGGTTAATCCTATTAAGGTGTGGTATTCAGAAGACCAACTTAATCCTAGAATAAAGGAATTAATGAGGCCAATTGTGCCTGAATTTGAACTCTTGATTATGTATCCCGTACATAAGTTTAATGAAGTGCATACAAAATCTGCAATCATTACCATGTATGAAGCCCATCATTGCCCTACTCAATGGGTTAAAGCACTAAATAGATTGGGGGTACCAATTTTTGCGCCAAGTAAATTCGTTCAAGATATGTTTGTAGACAGCGGGGTAAACGTGCCTGTTCATCACCTACAATTAGGGATTGATACAGAGTTTTACAAAAAAAGACTTAGAAGATATCCAGAAAAGACATTTAGATTCCTGACAGTAGGAAAGATGGAACCACGCAAGAACGTAAACATTACTACTTGGGCATTTCAAGAGGCTTTCCGCAACAATGAAAATGTAGAACTGGTGATTAAAACTAGGGAAAGATTCTTACCAAAGGAAGTTAAAGAAGCTGCTAAAACTGACAAAAGAATCACCATCATAGAAAAGACTATGACCGAGAGAGAACTCCTTGATTTATATTACTCCTGTCATTGCTTTATTTATCCCTCAAGAGGCGAGGGATTCGCTTTCCCACCAAGAAATGCAGTAGCTACTGGAATGCCTACGATTGTAACTAATTGGAGTGCCCTATCTGAAATAGATGTAGCTCTTAAAATTCCCGTTAAAAAAATGTCACCGATGCATCCGTGTGGATTCTCTTATGGGGAAGAAAATGAACTACTTATGGCTGATATAAATGAAGACACACTAGTATCTACTATGCAATTGCTCTATAATAATGAAGTTGCCTACGATTTTGCCTCTAATACAACCTACAGAGAAACACAAAATACTTGGAAAGATTGTGCCCACAATTTGGAGGAATTGATTTATGATTCATGATTATGGGAAGGTTTATACTCACGGCAGTAAGTATGTCTATGAGGTTTTTAATGGCCCTGTAGTTGTGCAGGAAAAAGTCGATGGCTCTCAGTTTTCTTTTGCTATCGTTAATGACGAGCTAGTATTTCGCAGCAGAAAGCGGCAGATGGATTGTAATGATTATGAGCAAATGTTTGAGAAAGGTATCAAGGCATTAGAGGAAATCAAAGACCAGTTAATGAGGGGTGTAATTTACCGGGGGGAATACCTACAATCTCCTAGACATAACGCTCTTAAATATGACAGAGTACCTATCCGCAACGTTATCTTGTTCGACATTGAGGATTTGTCGATAGGAGACAACTATTATCCTCCTGAATTTGTCCAGAAAGAAGCTGAAAGATTGGGTTTAGAGTGTGTGCCTACATATTTTGAGGGTAAGTGTGACTCTCAATTTCTTCTGCAATACCTGGAGAAGAAACCTATCCTTGGTGGGGAACAAATTGAGGGGGTTGTTGTCAAGAATTATGCTATGCCTGATGCATCGGGAAAATTTCTTAAAGCCAAGATGGTTAGGTCAGACTATAAAGAAATACAAACTACCGAATGGAAGAAGGCTCATGCCTCTGGAAAAGACGTTTCCTGGCAGATTGTATTAGCTCTGCGTACAGAGGCTAGATGGAACAAAGCAGTACAACACCTTAAAGAAGAGGGAAAACTTTTGGATGCTCCGCAGGATATCGGCAACTTAATCAAGGCTGTCAATCTTGATGTTCTTGAAGAAGAAGCAGACGAGATTAAAGAAATTCTTTTCAAGCACTATTGGAAGGATATCTCTCGCGGTATTACCCGTGGTCTTCCAGAGTGGTACAAGCGTAAATTGATGGGCATTGACATTGGTATTGACCCAGAGAAGGGAGAATAATGGCAAATATATTGACACCAGAACAATTAGCCTTGGTTTGTGCTAAGGCAGGATTTCATGATGAATACTTGGTGATTGCTGTAGCTGTAGCTCTGGCAGAATCAGGGGGAAATGCCCTAGCAATAGGGGACAATGGTATGAGTTTTGGTCTTTTTCAAATCAATGCTCATGCACATCCTACTTTGATTCCTGGTTGGCAGCATGATACCGCCCCAGAAAAAAACATAGCCAATTGTACAGCTAAAGTAGCATGGTATAATCCATTTACTAACGCAGGATTTGCTTATAAAATCAGCGGAGGAAAGAACTTTAAGCCTTGGTCAGTCTACATACATGAAACCTACAAGAAAAGAATGGAACTAGCAAAAACAGGGGTAGCTAAATACCTTGCTAATCCTGATGCTGTACCAGCACCTAAAATTGTAGCACCTACATTGACTAGTACACCTACTAAACCATATCTAAGACAAGGTTCTACAGGCTCTTACGTAAAAATCCTACAGGAGAAATTAAATAGCGCAGGATACACACCTAAACTGGAGGTTGATGGTATATTTGGCCCTTTAACTCTCGCCGCAGTTAAATGGTTCCAAGCTAAGATGCAAATTGATGTAGATGGTATTGTTGGACCTATTACCTGGGGGAAAATAGATGCCTTACATTAAAGCAGCGTACCGCATAGATTTAAACGTTGGTCTTAATGAGCTTTATGACCAATTAGATTTTCTTATAGACAAATATCCTAATGACAAAAATGGAATGCTTACATACCTCATTTATATGTTAGTAAATGAGTATTATTTTGGTAGTTTTGAGAGCTACTCAGACGGGATAAAAGTGTTAGAGTGTGCTAAGATGGAATTCTATAGAAAGAGAGTAGCTCCATATGAGGATTTAAAAATCGAGGAGCATGGAGATATCTAAATGGACTCAGATATGCTAGATTTTTGGGCCGCAGGATTGTTCTTCCTAATGTACGTCAGTATACTTTGTATCTGGTGGTATCAAGCAGTAGAGCGGGGGGAATTCGATTGAAAGACAAAATTCTTGATTTTATTATGAGCCATTTTCCATATATCTTTGGGGGAATGTTTATTGCCGGGTGTCTATTAATTGGATTTTTAAACGGGTGGCAATAAATGAGTGTAGCTCTAAATATGATAGTGGGTCCATATGAAGAACCTTTTCTTGAAGCAGCAATCCTATCTACAAAAGACCTTTGTTGGGATTTTGTTTTAATTGATACTGCTCCAGATAACAATCCTAATCGGATGATTATGGAAAATGTCATCTTCAAACTCCCAAAATATGATAAGAGAGTTAGAATTATTGACATGCCAAGAGGAGAAGATAAAGATTTCTCCTTTGCTGCTGCTAGAGAATTAGCTAGAGTTAATACAGAGAGTGAGTGGGTTCTTAGATTTGATGCTGATGAAGTATTACATGAAGATAATATCCACGAAATAAAAGCAGCAATGCAAATAGCAGAACGAGAAGGCTATACTGGAATAGAGTGTGGCTTTTACCACCATATGATTTATCCTTGGCTGTATCAATATATTGAGCCGAGAGTAATTCTAATGAGGACTAACTGTTTTAGTTGGAAATCCTCTCCTAGCGTACATGAAACACCAAACCTTAAAGGAAAGATTTTTCACACAGGAATTAAGTATCACCACTACGGATATTGTCGGGGACAAGAAGAAGTTTTTAAACGCTGGAAACTCTACATGGAAATAGATAATAATCCTCATTGGTATGATGGATATGACCCGAATAATATAATCACAGATAGATTAGAAGTTTGTCAAAATCTTAAAGGTACACACCCTAAAGTAGTACAAGAGACTTTAGAAAGAATGTTTGGGGGAGTGGTTCCTTTTGAGGTACGAGAGGTTGCCAGGTTTGAAACAGTTGGAACTAAAGTAGGTGTAATTAACGCTGAGATTTGGAACCCTTCTATTATGGTAGAGGAAGTTAAAAGACTTATGAGCGTAGAAGAATATGAATACATTGCAATTTGCAATGATAAGTATAGAAACTTAGCACCAATGATTGGGGAGTTTCAGGGAAATGTAGGAATGGTTAAAAGTCAGGGAGTTTCCTTAATTAAAAGAGGGGTATTTCTTCAAATAGGATTCCCTAAAAACTTAGAGGATGCTATCCTGCATGAAGGATTTTCTATCAAGGAGGTATAGTTGAAAAATATACTAATCGTAGGAGGAGCAGGTTATGTAGGTGGTGCTGTTGTTGACTCATTCTCAAATTTTGACCCCCTCTCATATCATGTACGAGTTTATGATGCCCTGCTGTATGAAGAGTCTTTTAGAAAACCTGTAGACTTTGTGTACGGAGATATCCGCGACCATAAGAAACTACTTCCATACTTGAAATGGGCTGATACTGTAATCTGGTTAGCTGCGCTAGTAGGGGATGGGGCGTGTGAGCTACACCCTGAAATCTCGCAGGAAATCAACACGAATTCAGTCAAATGGCTCACGGAAAACTTTGATGGTCAAATAGTGTTTACTTCGACTTGTTCTGTCTATGGCTACCAAACCGGCGAGTTAACGGAAGAATCACCTGTGAATCCATTGTCAGTATATGCAGCAACTAAGTTAGAAGCAGAAAAGTATTTGAAAGATGCTCTAGTATTTAGGCTAGGTACTTTATTTGGGGTAGGAGATAACTACTCTAGAATCAGATTAGACTTAGTAGTGAACACCCTAACTGTAAAAGCTTTCATAGATAGAGAGCTACACATATATGGTGGGACTCAGATGCGCCCCTTACTTCACGTTAAAGACGTTGCTAATACAATCAAACTCTCGCTTGACAAAAACAAGACGGGCATCTACAATCTATGCAGGCAGAACGTGCGGATTACTGACTTAGCATATCAAATAAGAAATCATTTTCCTGACGTAGAAATCATCACAAAAGACGTACCAATGCAGGACACAAGAAGCTATCAAGTTTCAGCGAGTAAAGCAAGACAGGAGTTACAACTGACAGCAATCTATAATATAGACTATGGGATTGACCAGTTAAAAGAGTTGCTAGAAGAGAGGAGAATCAAGGACATAAATAATCCACGATATACTAATCAAGCTTTCCTATCTAAATTCAATACACATTTGGAGTACTAATGGAATTAACAAGCCCGTATTTTTTTGATGACAAAGCAGGAGTTTTCGGGGATGATAGAGGACTTCTCAGTTATGTAGAAAATATCACAATGACAATAGAAAGATTCTATATTGTTCAAAATTATAAAGAAGGATTTATTAGAGCATGGCACGGCCATAAAAAAGAGACTAAAACTGCTTACGTAGTAACGGGAGCAGCTTTATTCTATGCCATCGAAATGAATGAAGAAACTATGCCACTAAATAAAGTTCCTCTTAAATGGGTACTAGATGAAAGAACCCAAGGAATTTTAATTATTCCACCAAAATACTATCATGGTTTCAAGACCCTTACCGCAGATACAAAAGTTATGTTCTTCTCTAACATGAGTAGCAGAGATAGCGTAGGGGATGACTTTAGACTTGAATGGGATTTCTTTGGACGCACACTATGGGAGGAAAAATACAGATGAAAGTTGTAGTTTTAGGCGCAAAAGGTATGCTAGGGCATATGGTAACTAAGGTTTTTGAAAACCAAACAAGCTTTGATGTAGTTGGGTATGATAGGAGAGCTTTCGATGCTAGTGAATACTGTAGAACTTTAGATGCTGAACTCTTTGCAGATGCAGATTGGATTATTAATTGTATTGGAACCATTAAACCAAAGATTGATGAAAACAAATGGTATTCTATTTCAAATGCTATAAATATTAACTCTTTATTTCCCCATATGTTGGCGGAACAATTAAAAACTGAACAAAAGATAATTCAAATAGCAACTGACTGTGTATATTCTGGAAAAACAGGCTGGTATAAAGAAATTGATTTACATGATGCAACTGATGTGTATGGAAAAACTAAAAGTCTTGGTGAGATAAATCATCCGAACTTCTATAATTTAAGATGCTCTATCATTGGACCAGAATTAGGGACAATGAATTCTCTCTTTGAGTGGGTAAGACAGCAACCTAAATTCGCAAGGATTAAGGGCTTTCATAACCACAAGTGGAATGGTATTACCACCTACCAATTCGCCAAAATATGTAAACAAATTATTGTTTCAAATATGGAAATTCCAAATCTCCTTCATATCCCCGCAACCCCAACAACTAAAGAGTACCTAGTTAAATTTATTGCTTCAGAATATGGAAGAGGGGATTTGATTATTAATCAAGCAATTGCACCAGAGGCTATTGATAGAACTCTTAGTACAGATTTCCCAGAAATTGTTGCTAAATTTAAAATTCCTAGCTTGAGGGACCAACTAAGAGAAATGAGTCCATATACTTGAGCTTCATAACTGAACATAATGAAAAGTATAAAAACTTTCGTCCCCTTAACTCTATAAATATTTTATTTCCTGGAGTATGGATAGGAGATAATGTATGTGTAGGAGCAGGTACTATAATTTATCCTGGGGCTGTCTTATATGATGGGGTAAGGATAGGAAATAATTGTGTTATAGATTCTGGTGCTGTTATTGGGGCGGAAGGATTTAGCACTCGCTTAGAGGATGGAAAAGCTACACGCATGAAGAACGTTGGAGGAGTCATCATAGGCGATGAAGTAGAGATTGGAGCAAACACTTGTATTGACCGCGCTTCTCTTGAAGGAAAACATACAAGAATCTGTGACAGAGCAAAGATTGACAACCTTGTGCATATAGCACATAATGTAATCGTTGGATATGACACAAGAATTGCTCCGCATGTATGCATTGCTGGCAGTACAGTCATTGGTGATAGAGTATGGATTAGTGTGGGCTGCTCAATTCGTGAGCATTTATATATCGCTGATGATGCCGAAATACAAATGGGGGCTGTAGTAATCTCTGATGTGTTAGAGGGGCAAAAGGTTGGGGGATTCTACGCTACCGATGCCGACAAATGGAAACGACTAAGTACAATGGTACACCAAGGATTTATATGAAATTAATTATCTCCCCACATATAGATGATGAAGTATATGGATGCAGCAGCATACTAGATGCACAAACACTCGTTTATTATTGTGGAGCAAACGAAGAGGACCAGGAAAATAGGCCCTCACAAGAGACTAGATTGACTGAAGCTAAAGCTGTCGCAGAAGAAACAGGAAATAGTTTCATGTTGAATCTAGATACTCATGTAAATTCTTATTACACCGACTTCACGATGATAAAAGATAGCCTTGAAAAGATGATAAACGACTATAAACCAGAGAAGATTTTTATCCCCTGCAAAGATTTTAACCAAGACCATCAATGTATTTATGAGGCTTGTATGATAGCGTTGCGTCCCCATGATAAGAACTTCTTTGTTAAAAAGATTCTTGTTTATGAGTCTGTTCATGGCTTTTCCTGGCAAGGGCAGATTAACGCCAACTATTTTGTGCCTATAGATATTGAGCGCAAGTGGACATTGTGTGTAAAGCACTATAGCCAAATGAGATTTTATAGAAGCCCTGCATTGATGCGAGATTTAGCTGCATTAAGAGGACTTTCAGCGGGAGTAGACCATGCCGAAGGGTTTGAGATATTAAGGTGGGTAGATGATTAGTCATGTAATTTTAACGTGGAATTTATGGGATATTACCAATGGTTTATTAAACTCTCTGTATAGATATACAGATGAAAAGTATTTGCAGGAAATTATAATTATAGACAATGGTTCAACTGATGGAACAATTGCACAGGTTAGAATAGACCCCCATATTAAACACATCTTATTAAACAAAGAAAACGCTGGATTTGCTCGTTCATGTAATCAAGGAATTCATTTAGCTACTCAGGATTTGATAGCCATATGGAACAATGATACTGAAGTAAATGAGAATTGGCTTGAGCCTATGCTTGAACAATTTGGAGATTACTATATGATTGGAGCAGCAGTAGTAGAGCCAAAAACCATGACCTTACGACAATGGAGAGAAAATAAAACTCTTAATGGCTCTGATTTACGGAGACTTGACTTTGCTAAGGGTGCGCCCTGGATTTTTAAGAGGGAAGTGTTTGATACCATTGGCTATTTTGATGAAAGATTCTTCCCAGCGCAATGTGAAGATAGTGATTTTCTTTTAAGAATGGCTCTCGCCAAACTTAAATATGGTATGTGGTGTGGAACAGTTCTTTATCACCACTCTGCTTGTACACAAAGACATATGCTTATTCCTAAGTACGGAGAAAAATATCCGTGGAATACAAGACAAGCATTTATTGAGAAATGGGGAACACCAGATATAGATATGGCAAGAGCTTACTATGAAGGAGATATCCACCAGCGATGAACATAGCAATGTTAACAACTTGGAATAGTGCTTGCGGTATTGCAGAATACTCTCGACACTTGGTAGATGAATGGTCTAGTATGGGACATAATATACTGCTACTTACTAACAAGCCAGAGCCAGGATTATATGCTCACCCCAGAATGGTAGTTACGCCTGTATTTGGAGTACATTGGTGGGGAGAAGATTCAACCTTTAAATGTTTTGAGGCCCAACAAGCTTGGAGAGTATTTGAAGATAAGTTTGGAAAGATAGACGTATTGTATATACAATACCAATCAAGTCTTTATCAGGAATTTGGATTTAATGAATTTCTTCGATGGGCTAATTCTTGTCCAGTAGTTCTAGTAAAACATGATTCGTCTTGGAATCCCCAACATAAAATTGTAACGAATAAAATTATTGTTCATAACAAGGAGCTTAACCATAATTATTTTATTCCCTTTCCAACAATAGAAAGAACGCCATCAGTATTTAGCTTTGGTATGGGAAGAAATGATTACGCTTTTATTGAACGAGCTTGTACAGAACTAGGGATACTTTTTTGGAGTCACGATTCTAGAAAAGATGGTTGGTGGAGCGAAGAAAAACTCTTTGAGGCTATGAAAGAAGCAGATGCTATAATATTGTGGTATAATGATGTGAATATAAAAGGACAATCAGCAGCTTTAAGAACGGCAATATCCAGTCATAGGCCAGTTATAGTAAATGATATTGGATGGTTTGCTGATGCCCCAGATTTTGTACACAAAATAAACACAACAGTTCCTAAGTTTAAAGATGGAACTGAGTGGAAAAATTATCCTTCTCCTAAGACGCTACTTCAGGTAGAATTAGAAGATGTACTACACTTAGACTACATAAAAGAAAACTCATACAAAAATTGTGCGAAGAAATACTTGGAGGTAATAAATGGAATTACGAAGAATAAATGATATTACAGCTATTGATGATGAAGGGGTTGTTTGGTTTCGGCATGAAATGGATACTCCCCATAGAACTTGGATTACTTGCATGAATTGTTTTAAGCGTGTTAAAGTCTATTGGTATGATTATCCCCAGAGCATTCTTAAAATTGGTGACGAGTGTATAGAGTGGGAGGAATAATGAGTTGTCCTAAATGCAAGAGTGAAAAAATAACTACTATATTCAGTATTCTTGCTGCAACTTACCATGAATATGAGTATATGTGTGAAGAGTGCTTTTTCACTTGGAAAGAACGACTAGGAGAACAGGAATATTATATTTGCCGCGATGAATTTTATGGAGGAAGATAATGAGTTGTCCCCGGTGTAGTAAAAATCACTACAATACTTTTAAAATTAACCGATATAATATAGTGATGCCAGTTAATAAGTGCCTCATTTGTGGGTTCTTATGGATTGAAGACAAAGATATACTTGGAGTCAAGGGATTGGCGAAAGCCGAGTCGAAGAAAATATTTATAGACACACTTAGGAACATGGGGAAGTATAATGACACAAGCTAAACTATCATCTGTAGCTTTAGAAAAGATTGTTGACAAAATTGTTGACCTTTCTCAGTATATGGGGGAGGTTAAATTTTACCCCTACCAATTACCATTCGCACGAAGACTCACTCAGAGTCTCGTAACCAATGAGGGTGCAACCCTCACCGCCTTATTTTCCCGCCAATGTATCGCAGAAGATACGCTTATTATGAATAGAAATGGCCTTGTCATGCCTATTCAAAAACACTCTGACGCATGGAAAACAAAAGAATTAGCAGATATTTATGAGATAAAAGTTAAGGGGGGACATGTTATCCGCTGTACAGAAGAACACCCTATCTCAACCCCAGAAGGATTTGTTCCAGCGTTCTGCCTTAAAAAATATGACAAAGTAATTGTCCTTGATAAATGGGATAAATTTGGGGATGGGATTGTGCCTCTTGATAATGGGGGAAGCCTTTTTATAACAGGTAGTTTAGCCGAGTTAGTAGGCTGGCTTACAGTCTACATCGGGAGGAGTGAGGAGGTAAAGATAAAAGTTGGTAAAGATAGGATTAACCCTATTCTTGAGTCGTTCTTTCCTGACTGTAAAAAGAGAGTCACCAAGAATACAATAACTATAACCATTAGTGGAACCCTCAAGAAATTTCTCAAAGCAATGAAGTTCAATTCCGATGGGTTTCCCGAGAATGTTAACTTCTTTACCAAGGCCCAACTAATACGTTTCTTTTACCCTCTATTTCTTATCCAAGGAAAGAGCTATAAAAAACCGAGGACTGTCAAAACTATCCTTAAGGGAAGAAATGCACGATACCTGGAGTTTTGTAAGGAGCATTTGAACAAGCTAGGGCTACATGGGGCTGTCGATGTTTGGATAGGGGATTGCTTGATTTTTCAAGCATCAAGAAATTACCAAAGAATGAAAGAGCTATTTGGAGACTTACTTCCAGAGAATTACTTTCCCCCATTATATATTCCAAGAAAGCATGTAGATAGAAGTTTTGAAGGCCCAGATGGAGAGATATTAACAGTTGCTCAAGTCTATTCAGTTAAGAAACTAGATGAACAAATGCCAGTCTGGGATACTACCATTGAAGATAAGGGATGGTTTTTAGCTTCTGGTATTAAAGTACATAACTCAGGAAAAACCCAAGCTGTAGCTATGATTACTGCTGCTTGTATGGTGGTCTTACCATCTTTAGCTGAGAAGTTTCCAGACCAGTTTGGTATGTTCATAAAAGGATTCTGGGCAGGATGTTTTGGTCCTATTGGTGAGCAGGCAGTAACGATGTTTGACCGCGTTCATTCTGTATTCACTACTGATAACAGTAAGAGGCTATTTATTGAAGAGTTAAAGATGCCTATTCCCGCGCAGGGGGGAGCAAGAGGAAACTTAATTAGACTTAGAAATAAGTCTTTTATTCGGTATCAGTCTGGGGGTAAGAGAGCTAAGGTAGAATCCAAGACATACCATCTTATCATCTTAGATGAATGTCAGGATATGGAAGCCTTTAAAATCCGCAAGAGTATCATCCCTTCTGGTGCAGCAGTAAACGCTACCATTGTTGCTACAGGAACTCCCGATATTTATATCGGATACTTTTACGATACTATCGAACAGAACAAGATTCTTGATATCACAAACCCAGGACAAAGCCACTTTGAAGTTGACTACCTTACTGTGCAGAGATACAACCCAATGTACAAGAAGTTTATTCAGAAAGAAATTAAACGATTAGGGATAGACTCTGATGAATTCAAGATGGCGTATAGACTGATATGGCCGATTACAAAAGGGATGGTATTTAGTAAGGCTCAACTAGAGGAAAAGGCTTACGATAAATCCTTAAAAGTTGTAAAAGAATACAAAGAAACTCCGTGTATAGCTGGGCTGGATTTAGGAAAAAGCCAAGACTCTACTGTAGTCACCGTACTAAAAGTAGATTGGAATGAGGCAGACGAAGAGGGGAATGTACCCAAACAAATTCTTAACTGGTTAGAATTAGAGGGAGATAACTGGGAAGACCAGTATGATAAGGTTGTAGACTTCTTAAGTAACTATTGGATTGAGACTTTAGTTTGTGATTCAAGCGGTGTAGGCGACCCTGTAAGGGAACATTATGCTGTTCTTCTTCCTCAAATTAGCGTGGTTCCTTTTGTTTTCAGCCCAACAACTAAGGATATTGGCTACAAGTATTTCATTCAGGAAGTAAATAGTAGACGAGTAGTAATCCCTGCTCATCCTCACGTAAGAGACACGAAGAAGTTTAAAAAGTTTGAGCAGCAAATGACCACTCTAAAGAAGAAATATAGCGGAAAGTTTTTAAGTCCTACCTCTGTAGATGAAGAGAAAGGTCACGATGATTATCCTGATTCTCTTATGCTTGCGGTTTTCGGAACCTACTATGAAATAATGCCAGAGATTGAAATTGACGATAATGATATTTATAAGACCTATAGAGATCATAAGGATTTTTTTGGAAAATCTTATGCTGATATTATTAGAAGGAGGTGAGAAAAATCACATACGCACTACCAGGAAATTTTGATTATCAAGTTTTCTCAAGTACTTTCTTTGCACAGGTTTACAACTTTGGACCTGACCATACTTCTAGGGTAGCTAAATACCAGAACTGTTGGGATTTTTACGACGGTAAACATTGGAGTTTTGCAGCCCCAGAAGGTTATGACCAAGTAACAATAAATTATACTAAAGCTTTTGTAAAGAAATTGAGAAGATTTGCGTTTCGTAATGGCTGGACGATGACTTTTCCAGAGGAGCTTAGAAACGATGGAGTTGATGTATGGGTTAACAATGTTTGGAAGATGAACGATGCTACCGATATTAGCAATAAAATTGCCGAGTTTGGCGCTATTTTTGGTGACTGGTACGTATATGTTCAATGGCTACCCACCGACACAGACGATGACGAAGAGGAAGAAACAAATCCAGAGAATTTAAAGCTGTCTGTTATAGACCCGAGATATGTTTTTCCTCAATACAATGGCAAAACAGGAGAAATGGAATTCTGTGTAATTGTTGTTCCCTATCAGGAGTACAAGCTAAAAGGAAATGAGTTTGAGCTTACCAATAAACTTTATAGGGAGATTCACACCAAAGAAAAAATCTTCATTCAAGAACTAGACGATAAAAATAATGTGGAAAAAGAACAGATATTAGATAATCCAATTGGCAAGCTTCTTATTGTACACGGTATTCATCAGTTAAAAGCAGGGAGTCAGTTTGGTAATGGTCTAATAGAGGATATTATTGATGCCCAGAAATTATTCAATGAAAAGACTTCCAACATATCCGAGATTCTTGATTATCATGCTGCGCCTATTACCATTATTTATGGGGCTAAAGCTAGGCAGCTAGAAAAAGGAGCCAACAAAATTTGGTCAGGTTTACCAGCAAATGCTAAAGTTGAGAACTTATCCAGCGAGGGCAATATTCCAACTGCAAGAGAGTTTGTTCAAGATGCTAAACAATGGATGCATGAACTCGCTAATATACCAGAAGATGCTCTTGGAGCAGAAATGCAGATAAGTAACACTTCCGCTGTTGCTCTATCTATTACTTATGAGCCACTAATTGAGCTATCAGAAGACGTTAGATATTATTTTGACAAAGGAATCAAAAAAGTTAATGAGCTTATCATTGACATAGGCATACACATTGACCAAGTAAACACAAATGTAAAAGAGCCACAGTTATATGAGCATGATATTGAGCATGGTTCATTACTACCAAGAGATAGGTCGTTAGATATTAGTGACCTTACCGCAGAAATGGCAATCAAAGTAGAATCCAGACGGGGAGCTATGAAGAGATTAGGAGTCAAAGACATTGAAGCTAAGACTGAGGAAATTGATAAAGAACAAGAAGAGGAACAACAGAAGCAGCTTGAGTATCAAAAGCAGCAGCAAGCGTTAATGCCGAAACCTGAACCAGTAGCAGGACAGGACGCTTACGGTAAAGCAAGAGCAGCATCAAATAAGAATCCTAATACACATGGGCAGCAAGTAGCCAATGACCAGAAGCAGAAGAAGTCATAGTTTTAAAGAAAAAGAATTATATAACCGATATCATTAATAATAACAATAAGTAAAGGGGGTGAAATGGCTAGAGGGAGTTTTAAACCAGATAAACCAGCAAAAGTAACTGGAGGTAATGCCTCTACGTTTAATGCTGCTATTAGTGAGATTAAATCTAAAGGAGAGATTTCAGATAGCGCGAAGGCTGATGCCTGGGGAATACACGTAAATAAGATTGATTGGGAACATCCTTATGATGCAATTAATAACCCGGATGGACCGCACGATTAACATATAAGAAAGGAGAAGAAAATGGCTGACGAAACAGAAAATGTTATTGAGCAGAAGAAAGAAGAAGAGACTAAAGAAAAGCCCGAAGTAAAATCAGAAGAACTTAATGTGGAGGCTTTAACAAAGGCTCTACGTGAGGAAATAGCGGAGAGTATCCGCAAGGAAGAAAAGGCTAAACTCTATGATTCTTTTGAAAAGTACAAAGAAGATGCTAGAAAAGCCGAGGAAGCTAGATTAGCTTCTGAAGCAAAACTAAAAGACTACGAACAGAAGAACCTATCCGCCGAAGAACAGTTAGCAAAGAAACTATCAGAACTTGAAGAGTCCAATGCGAAACTACAGGAGCAGATGGGTGAGATTGTTCAGAGTGCTACTAAGCAGATTAGTACTCTTCAATTGGAACTAGAAAAAGAAAGATTACTGGCACAGTATAAGGATGAAATTATCCCTTCGATGATTGGTGGAAATACGCTTGAGGAATTAAGGCAAAGTGCCGAAAATGCACATAGAGAATACCTTAGCATCACCGAGAAAGCCTTAGCTAAAGTTAAAGCCGAAACTAAAAAAGAAGCTGTAGGAAGTGGTTTAAGTCCGTCTAGTGCGAATTTAAATGCAAGTCCTTCTAAAGCTCAGATAGACAAGATTAGTGACCCGAAGGAATGGGAAAAAGTTAGGGATAAGTTCTTGGAGGACGCACTAAAACAACAGATTTAAAAATATGAAAGGGGGTGAACAAATAGAATGACTTCTTATCTTACTACTGCTCTGGCTGCAACCGCAGGGACAAATGTAAAGCTACCCGAGGTAGTTCTTACTATTTATTCTAAAGATATCATGTTCCAGGCTCAGCCAGTCCTAAGATTTGACCAGTTTGCACAGATTAAAACTGACCTAAATGCAACCCCCGGTAAAACCATTACTTTCTTCAAGTATAATAACTTAACCGCTGGTGGGATTTTAACAGAAGGTACGCCTCTCGATACTCAGGCTCTCGCCGGTTCGCAGATTAGCATTTCCGTATACGAATATGGTAATGCAGTTGCCGTGTCTAATATGTTACTAGTTACCGCCTTTACGGATGTTATGGCTGATACCGCTAAACTACTTGGTCAGGATTACGCTAAAGTGATTGATGGTTTAGCTCGGGACGTAATAGAAAATGGTGACGGCTCTACAGTATTTGCTAATGATGCTGCTAACGTAGACGCTATTGGCGCTACTGATTTCATGACTGTTGAAGAAGTTAAGGATGCAGTTGAAATCCTTGCTACTAACAACGCTCGTAAAATTGCTAATGACCATTGGGTATGTTTCGTACATCCTCATCAGAGTCGTAATCTTCGTGATGATGATGACTGGATTACAGTTGCAAAGCTTGACCCTCAACGTCTATACAATGGGGAGATTGGTCGTATTGATGACGTTATCTTTATTGAAACTACGCAGGTGAGTATTGATGCTAACGCTGCTGCTACTCCTGTGAATGTTTATTCCGCACTTATGCTTGGCGATGGGGCCTTCGGTAAAGCCGTAGCTCTACCAGTTGAAATGCGTGATAACGGTGTTGTAGATTTCGGTCGTGAACGCGACTTGGCATGGTACTCTATCTTTGGTTATGGTGTTATTGATGAAGACGCTATCGTAGGTATTAAAACAGCTTAATCAAAAAGAGTTGACAAAAAATGGGGGCAAGTGCTAAACTTTAGTAACTGCCCCCTGTATTTTTAATTACGTGAAGGAGGATTAATGACTAATGCTAAAAAGGCAATAATTACAGATGAGGAAGCTGCTAAGAACAGCATAGAAGAACTAGAAAAAACCGAATCCGAGACTATTGAAGATGAAATTGAAAAAGCCTTTGGCTTTGAACCGATGCAAGTTGATGAAATTCCAAAAAGAGATACAAGTGTGGAAGTAATTCCACTTAGAAGTTTTAAAAGCTCGTTTGGTGGGACTTGGTATTACTTTACCAAAGGAAAACCACAAAAAGTACCATTAGAAATGAGAGATTTTCTATTAAAAAATAAACAACAACCTAAGATAAAGGATATATGGTAAATTATAATCAAATATTTATACAAAAAACCGGCCAGATGGAGGATAATAATCCGTGGGATAATACACGAATTCTGGGCTTCTTAGATACTGGCGCTTATCTTGTCTCTAGAGACTATGCTACCCCTTGGGATGCTTTTGATTCTGTCCCTGATAACTATAAATATGCAGTAACTATTTACTCTGCAATAGAATATTGGTGGGCTAAAGCAGCCGACCACGCTAATAGATTTGATATGCAGGTAGGGGGAAATGCTTACTCGTCCTATTCTTCAATCAACCAAAGAACTAATGTACTTTTTAGTAAGGCAGTAGAAATGATTAAACTCCTGAAAGAAGAACTTGCTACATTAGGCTTAATTGATGAAGGTTCTGGTGATATAATTATTGGAGACTTAGTTATAAGGAGTCTTGATACAGGATACTTAGTTCCTAGAGCAGACGACCCAGCAGGAGATTGGACTAGCTAATGGCTTGGGCACGGTTTCGGGATGATAAAGGTAGATTTCTTCCAGGAAATCCTTTTAGATTTATAAAGGGATTGCCTTTTAACGAACAGCCCTCTATTAAACGGCATTTTGAAAAGTTCGTTGCGAAGATGGATGACTTTTATGACTACATTCCCGAGCCTGTTCGTCGTGTATGGATTCCAGGATTAGGCTTAAAAACTGAATGGTTTGGCGCACACACCATCATAAAAATTAGTGAGCTAGATAGAGATTTATTAATAGAAGACCTAAGAAAAATAGAGCATCCAGATGATGAAATACAAAAAGCCCTAAAAGAAATAGGATACTATATTACGGATAATGTAGTTCCAAGAATATTTAAAGAAGAAGCAGTAAATCCAAGGAGTGCTTGGCAGCAATTAGCTTCAAGTACTATTAGATGGAGAAACTCAATTGATAGACCCTATTCAAAGGGGGCAGAAGAAGGGGGTATGCTTAGGCCATATGGAGGATTATTCAAAGAAGTAAAATCACATCATATGGTATCAGTAGAAGAAGAGGAAGGTGGCTATCGTATGGTAATTAGTGGACAGAACATTGAGAATGAATTTAGACGAAAGCTATTCTATTGGCATCAATTAGGGACTGACTTTCCTATGCCAGATAGAAAAATGATTCCCACCAAAGAAGAAGATTTGACATGGGAAGAAAGAAGCGACATAAATGAAATATTTCAAAATCATATGGATAACTTAATGGGGTTTAGATGATAGTATCACAAATAGAACAGAAAATAACTGACCTACTAACTGCTGCTTGTATTGACAATGTTGATACGTATTTAGTGCAGGGAATTGACTCCTATATGAGAAATTGGGAGCCTAATGACTTCCCCCGAATTGTGGTGTTTGTGGATGAGATAGCTAGTACAGAGGAACAAATATCTCCTAACGCCCTTCAGAATAGAGAGTATACAGTTTTTATAATGGTGATGGTTTTTGGCTCTGATTATGGGGAAATGTTAATCCAACGAGATACAATTGTCGATAGAATTATAGCGACACTCAAATCAAATAAACGATTAAGTGGATTAGCCGATAATAATACTAATGAGAGCATATGGAATAGTTATATAAGACGCATAAGGTATTCTCGCTCAGGTACTACAAATAACTATGACGCAGCAGTTCTCATAGAGTTCACAGTTCAAACGGCAGAAATTTAAGAATAGCGAAAGGGGGTGAATAACTTAAATGACAACAATTACAGGTTTAGTTGGTCATCTAGGTATAGGTAAGCAGACAGCTTGGACTACTGAAGCTAATGTTACTGACGTTAACTATGTTACTTCTTATGCTACCACCATTGATACCTTCTTCGTTATTACGTCTGAAAGTTTTGCGTCTGAGAATAACCCACTAACGGCAGATAATGAGATTGGTAGAGGTCGTGACCGTAGTGGTGCTGTAGCCGGTGGTTATGGTATTGCAGGCGGTTTTGGTGGTTATGCTCGTTCTACTGACCTTGGTATGTTACTAGAAATGGCTCTGTCAAGTACTGATTGTACAGCCGATGGTTCAACTGGTGTTACAACCATTACTCCTACGGATTATCAGGCTTGGTATACTATTGAAAAGAATGTTGGTGATACTCTGTATCTCCACCTTGTAAATGGTAAAGTTAATAGCTTAACTATTTCAGTAAACCAGGGTGAGATTGCAACATACACTTCCGAGTGGGTAGTTGCAATGGAACGTAAGATTAGTTCCGGTGATGCAGAAACTCCTTCCTATACTTCGGACGATTTATTAGCATTCCACGGTGGATTAATTAAGATTAATGGTACTCAGTACGATAATATGGAGTCAGCAGAGATTGCTATTAATAACAATCTCTCTAATGATGAATATACCGTACATCCTTCCCGATTCCTTAATGGAGTAACTGAAGGTTCTAGGACATTTGACCTGAACTTTAATCAGGTCTTCACTAGTGAAGACGATTATGAAAAATATACTTATGGTGCAGACAACGCTACTTATCCTGGGTATAGTCTCTTTGAAGACGATGTAGAAATTACCCTCATGAACGCACAATTATTTGCATCTGCAACTCAGTATGTTAAATTTGTATTTCCCCGTGTTATGTTTGGTGGGTTGCCTGTAACCCTTACATCTGGTAGAATCGTAGTCGCAAATACTGGTATTGTACTTGCACCATCAGTAGGCGAAATTGTAACCGTCACTTGGAAGTAATAGGAGGAATTTAAAAATGGCTCAAAAAATTTATGTAACAAACGCACCTGAAACATTTCGAGTTTATTTACCGTGGGAGAAAGATGAAGCAGAAGGAGACAAGACTTGGTTTGAGCATCGCAAAATGACCGAAGCTGACTACCAGAAGTTTGTTGATTTGACTTCAACAGTTAAATTAGCGAACGCTAGGAAAAAAGGTAAGGAAGACGATAAAGCAGAAGTCGATATGATGTTGGGAACTACAAGAGCATTTCTAGTTGAGAATCTAATTGTTAACTGGAATGTTATTGGAGAAGATAACAAAGTATTGGCTGTTACACCGAACAACATTAAGAAGCTACCCCCAGAGATTGTTAGGGTTTGGGTTGATGACATTTATGACAAAAACCCAATTCTAAAGAGTGAAGAAGAAGATGAGGGGGACAAGGTTATAGTTGCTGATGGGAAATCAGTCCCTTTAGCGTAATTCTAGAAGACCAAGTATTAGCACTATTACAGGGGCAGGAGTACGGAGAATATCCGCTCCTGCCCTCTGTTCGACAATGGATAGATTGGAAGTTAACAAATGTACTTCCAAAAGCAGGTGGAACGTTAGACCAAGACCCGGTATTTATGCGAGATTTGAGAACCATACAAAGTCTTGAAGGTAAGATGACTGAAATGGAACGTAAGAAAGCAGAAATGGCAGCAAAGATTAAATCTGGCGCAACGAAAGGGAGGAAAAAATAGCTGATAGAGAATACAAATTAATTGTTTCTTTAAAAGACAGAGCCTCTGCACAGGCAAGAATATTGCAGAGAAATCTGCAAGGTCTTAATGCTAATTATAAGACAACTGTAACTATGGGGGTTGTAGATAACATCACCCCTAGACTCGGCATTATAGCTAGAGCCTTTGATGCAATCCGTTTAAGGAAAGTTGTTGACGTTTCTGATTCTGACGTAAATAAAGTAGGCAGACTAAAAAATCTTATTAGTGGCATCTTCAATAGTGGGGATGGCAAAAGATGGTATGATAAGACCTTTGGTTATCTGGACAGTTTAGCAAAGAAAGCGGATAAATGGGCAACAATATTTGTTGGAGCATTTGCCGCAGCCGGGGCTGTTGGAGCTATTGCAGCTATTGGCGCAGGAATACCAATAATTGGTAAAAACCTAGTCAAAGTCAACAGCGAAATGGAAACGTGGACTGTTTCCCTTCAAACCACTCTTCACTCACTTACTGCCGCAAAGAAAGAAATGGCAGATATAGTACAATTCGCTAAGGAAACTCCTTTCCAGATTAAACAGATTACTGAAGCAGTAGTAAAACTATCTGCTTATAATATGGACACTAAAAAATGGTTAAAACCATTAGGAGATATGGCTTCTGCATTTGGTAGAGATATCACCGATGCAGTAGAAGCTGCCGCAGATGCAATGACTGGTATGTTTAGACGAGCATTGTCCTACGGGATTAAAATGGAACGCGCTGACTTTAAAGCAGGCGGTAAATATGCAGGCATGACTTATGCTGATGCGTTTTTGATGGAAGTAGAGAAGAGATTCTCTGGTGGTATGCTACTTCAATCACAGACGCTTAAGGGGCTTTGGTCAAATATTAAGGATGCCTTATATATTGGGTTCCAGCAAGCTACGGCACCAGCATATGCTTTAATTAAAAATGAAGTTAAAAAACTTTATGATGTATTAAGCGATGCAGCTACCCAGCAGAAAATTGTAGACTTTTTCTCTAAATTTAGTGACCTTCTCTATAAAGTAATAGGGGCTGTTCACAACTTCTACAATTATTTTAAAGCTCACCTTCTTCCAATGCTTTTAGCACTTGGGAAAACTTCATGGTCAATATTTCAAGTTGTTGCTCAAATGGCAAAAGACCTTCTTGAGCATACTCTTGTACCATTACTAACAGTAGTTTCAGAAGTAATAACTCTGTTTGCTAGATTACTCGGTGTAATCCAGCCCGTATTAAAATACCTCATAATGATTGGGGTAGCAGTTAAGATATTCCAGCTTCTTAACCTACACGTTAGTAAAACAGCGACAAGTATGGTAGCTGCTGGAAAAGCCACTAGCGTATTTGCAGCATCAATGAAAATGTTAGCTACAAGAGTTGCTGTTTTAGCAGCCTCTTTTGCTGCCTTATGGGTAATAAGTAGCTGGCTTGAAGTAAGAGATAATATAAAAGAAATCGGTAATGCTTTTGATGATGCTGCTGGTGGGGCTGGAAGATTAAAAGAATATCTTCAAGATTTAGGTGACGTTTCTGGATTTTCTCTAAAAGATATGACTAAAGCGGCTATGGTCGCTAAAGAGTATGGCGACAATATGACAAATGCCTTAGAGATAGGAACCGCTGCTGCCGCAGAAGCTCAAAAAGGGTTTGCACCTAACTTAAATCTTCCCCCAGAAGAGGCTGTTAGATTAGTTAGTGAATTATCTAAGGCAATGATTAGAAATGGTGATACGCAAGCAGAAATGCGGAAGAAAACACTAGAAGCCGCAGGAGCATTAATATACTTCCAAAATAATGTTGATAAAACAGGGGTTACATTCAATAATTTCTCTACAAATATGGAGAGATATAGTGAAGTAGTAAGAATGTATGGGGATAATATCTCAGAGCTTACTGATTTAATTACTCTATATGGTAAAGCTATGAAAGAAGCTAATGAGTCAACAAATATTAGCCCATTAATGGAAGCTATTGAAATGCTTATGCATCCAACTACAGATATGCTTCTCACTCTTCCTATAGATACCTGGATTAGCCATACTACAGACCAATTAAAAGACATGGAGTATGTCTTAAATAATATGGTTCCTCCAGAACTTATGCAAGAAGGAAGAGAAGTTGAAAGAATGGAATTCATTAAGAGCATGAAAGATAAGGCTCTATATATTGAAGAGTTAATGAAGGAAGCTGGCAAAGGTGGAGAAACCATTGCTCAAGCAGGAAAAACTATGGTTGATGATGCCCGTCAAGTAAGAGACTATATGAAAGAAGCAGCAGATTATGCCAAGCTATCACTTACTGGCCCATCTGCTACAGCACGACAGATACTAGAAACTCAACAATCAGGACTTCCTATAGCTCCCGCAGTAGGAAAAACACTAGGAACAAAAGCAGCCGAAGAATCCTATGATGATGTAGCTTCTGCAATTATTACAAGTGCAGGTATCTTAGCTGCTACATATACAGCATTCAAAATACTTAACAAAACCACAATAAAAATTGCTGGGTATGTAAAACAAACCGCCGTGGACCAATACAGAATAAGAACAGAGCCAATAGTTGCGGCTAGAGTAGCAAAAATGCTTGCAAAACAGCCAGAAGTTCCTGAATGGGAACAAATGATGAATCTACGTGGTGCTGGTAATGTTAGATGGGCAAGATTAGAGGCTCGTAGAACAGCCCAATCTTATCCTAAAGATATGACCAAGCGTATAGAATATAGCATGAAACAACAAACCCAAGCTATAGAAGATTTGGGAAAGAAAAGAATAGCAAAACTAGAAAAGCAACTAGAAAAAGCTAATGCAAATCTAGCAAAATTATATAAACGGTCTTCCGAATCCTTTAAACCACTTACTGCCAGATGGACTGGTACTATGTGGATTGATGAGATAACAGAAGAAATTGAAACTCAGATGCTACGTATGATGGATGAAGTAGCAGGACCAGTTGAACCCTTCTATGGGGGTATGTTAGATAGAATTAAGGGTGTTGTAGCTCAACAGCAATTAGTAAGAAGACAATTTTCTAATCTAAGAAATTTAAAAGAGGATGACATAGAAAAAGCTGTTCTTAAATATAGTAAAGAAAGACTAGGTTATGGAAAAATAATAAAACCTGGATATGAGACTGAAGATTACTTTATAGCCAAAAGAAAAGAAATAAGAATTGCTACAATGAAAGTAGAAGAGGCTGAAACTGCACTAGCCTTAGCTAGAAATGATATTACTAGACAAATACAAGAACTACAAAAAGCACATCTTGAATTAGTAGATGCTATTAAGAATAAGCATGTTCCCGCACATATGAGAAGTTTTGCTGATTCAATAGTAGACTTAACTAAAGACTTAAAAGAGGCTTATAAAGACTTAAATGCATTCAGTAAAAAGGCACCAACAGCAGCGAAAGCAGTACCTAGTACGGGAAGAAGGATTATTGGTTCTTCCATAATTACTGGTCTTCTTGATGCCCCAGCATGGAGAAATATAGGTGCGCTATTCACAAGAGGATTCAACCTTAAAAATGCAAGAACAACCACAGTTAGCGCCGAAAGAATCATGGGTGATATCGACGCAACTAGAGATATAGAACTAGCAAAAAGTCGAGTCTTTACCTTAACAGTCATGCGCGCTTGGACTAAGCATGTTGTTGCTCCACTTAAACAAGTTTTTGGATTTTCCAATATCACCAAAGGAATCAAAGGGCAAGGTGGAGCAATAAGTCTTGAACCCTTAGCAGTTATAGTTGATAAAGTAACTGGTGCTTTCAAAAGACTCTATAAAGAACAAGGTGGATATATAAGATTTGGGGACGAGTTTGAAGTAACCCAAGACTTGATAGACCTTAGAGAAAAAGCTAAAGATTTCTTCGGTAAAACCCAAGTTAAAACAGATATGGGAGGTTATTTACGACTCACTAATCCTAAAATGCCACTAACTATGAAAGATTTCTTAGCAGAAAATGGAAAACTAAGTAAAAGCTTTGGTAATTTAGTTGACAAAATTGCAAGATTAAACCTAGTATTTAAAGGTGGCTATGGAGGGTCAATATATAAGAGGGTAGTTACTTTTGAAGAGGATTTTGATACTCTATTTGAACATCTTTCTACTTTAGGACATGAAATAGGGCATGATTTAGAAAGAGGCACCGTTAAACAACTTGGACAGCCTAGACGACCCAGAATAGACTATTCTCTAGATTGGGAAGAACGAGAAGCAAAATATACTGCGGATTTGGCAAGATATGAAAGACAATATAAAGCCTGGGATAAGTCTCTTACTAGAGGTACACAAAGCGCACTTGGAAGAATGCGTATAAATATAGGAAAATTAGATGAAGAAATTCTTAAGGATGCCGTTAGAACACAAGAAGTTCTTGAACAAGAGATAGCATTACTTAGACAAGAACAACAGGCTTGGAAAGCAGGCTACAATATATTTAAAAAGGCCGCCGCTAATACACCAGAATTAACTAGACAGTTTGCTGTAGATGCAGTTAAGAGTTATGGTGGTTATTTTAGTGCCGTAGTAAAACATTTTGTTGCGGCAGGAAAAAGTGGGCGTGATATTCCAAGAGAATTACGTCCAACAGTTTTGGCAAGAAATATTATGGATAGGGGTGGCCTACAAAATGAACCATTACCACAGTACCGCACCCCTACAGGAGTTAGAGTAAAGCCCTTTAAATTAACGCCCGTTGATACAATACCCCAAAAAATGATAGCACAACTAAAAAATCTCTTAAAAGATGAGCGTGGAGCTATAGGATTAGGAAAAGAAGCTAAATTAACTCCAGCTATAGAAAAACTAGAAAAAACCTTAACAGAGATTAGTAGTAAACAGGGATTCATAATGGGAAAAGTTCCTCCTGATTTTGCTGTTAGAGCATCGACACAGATAGCCCCCGATAATCTACTGGGTGAATGGCAGAGAGAGGGCTGGGTAACTACAATTTTTGGCAAAAACATAGCTGTAGATAGAGAAAATGTAAATAATATAATTAAAACTCTTGAAAAGGGACAAAAAATAGAAAAGAGAATTCTTTTAGAGATAGACTCAATTGGAAATATAAGACTCGCAGACGGAAACCATAGAACTATTGCAGCTTATGAAAAAGGAGTAAAAGAATTAAAGGTAGAGTTTCGTAAAGATTACGCAGGAAGAGTACTAAGTAGGGGAGGAGTGTTTCCCGGAGAACTCCCTAGTGTCTTAGAACTTAAAGGGACTTCTTTAGGAGATAGATTACTAAGACTATTTAAAGATGAAAAAGGAGCTATCAGTTTAAAGGGGATAGAGAGTATATTCACTAAACTTACTGATACCACTCAAAAACTAAATGAGACTCTTAAAGGATTAACCTCTACTATCAAAGAATCTATTACAAAACTTCCTTCTATACTTACTCCAGGAGGAAGGGCTGCTAGAGAAATGGGGGCTATGTTTGCCCCTGAAGCAGAAATTTTTGGTAAGTTTTTAAAGCCATTAAGAGAAGTAGCAGAAGAAGCAGATATCTTTGGCCTTATTGGAAAAGATGCAGAGAGGTTCTTTAGCACGGGAGCTAAGGATATATTTGTCCCCGCAGTTGAAAATGCCGCTAAAATAGCTGCTACACAAGCTGCGGAAGCAGCAGTAAGAACTTCTTTTGGAGAGGTATTTCCAAAAGGATTAGGCGCACTTATGAAAACTGCTCCAATGAAAGCAGTTGGTGCAGCTACAGCAGTTACTATTCCTATAGATATCTTAAGATTGATTCAATGGGGGTATGGTGGAAAAGAGAAATTCCAGCAGGCATACATGGGTGAGAACTATGAAAATCCAGCAGCAAGAGCGGCTGAAGATGTAAAAGTGGCCTTTATGACAGGACTATCAGATGCTATTGGTGGATTTTCTACAGCATTTCTTGCTGCGGTTCCAGCATTAGTAGTGCCTCAAGTTAGAGGATTCTTTGTAGACCAGTTAGAAATGGGGGCTAAAGCTTTCCTTGATATGATTAAAGCCCCTCAAGAGATACTTTATGAGGCATTCGCAGAACAACTTAGGTTAACAATGCACGAAAAAGAACTTGAAAAAATAGCAGAATGGAAGCAAACACATCAAGAAGAATACTATCAAAACTTAGAGAATCTCTACATTCAGAATGTTAAAAATATGCCTGAAGGATTCTTAAAATTTGAAAAGCAGCTTGGTATTTTAATCGCCAAAGCAGCAGGAACAGAATTATCAGCATATGAACAAGGACAAAGAGCAGCCCAAAGAACAAAACTTGGTCTACCTATTACAGCAGAAGAAGCTTTACGAGGGCCAGCATATCAGGCACCCCAACCAAGTTTCCAAGAACAAGTGTATGCTCAGAGAGAAGCACAAAGACAAGCACAGCGAGAATTGCCAAATATTCCTGGTACTAATTACAATATGGAACAAGCAATAGAGCTACTAAAAGAATATGATGCCGCATATAAGAAACTAAATATAACCATAGAAGAACAAACCGCAAAATCTCAGGAACTAGAGATACAAATAGGTAATTTGAACCATGAAATTCAAGGTTTAACTCTTGAACTTAATAATGCTACTAGCATTATGAGTAGAATTTCTGGCGTGTGGGATTTAATGGAAGCTATAAATGAGACACAGCTATTCTCGGATTCTACTTTAGCCTTAGAGTCAGAAGTTGCCAGATTAAATGTAAGACTTGCTGAACAGCGGTCTGCTTTACAGCCTTTACAGGAACGTCTACATGCTGTTACTAGTCAATTTGACCGTGTAAGTGAGAAAATTAGTAAGGCCCAAGAAGACCTTGATAACTTCCTCAATCCTAAAATTGCTGGGGAAGGGGTTTATCAAGACCAACTCTTTGCAATTGATAAACAACTAAATGCTTTACAACGGAAAAGGCTAGACTTAACTCTATACTTAAGGTCACTAGAAGAGGCAGGCTTAGGAAATACTGATATCTACAGACAAGCTGCTGCACCACTTCAGGCTATAGATGACGAGATAGCTAAACTACAAAATGATAGAGACAAAATTGAGTTAGATAGAAAGATTGCAACTCAAGATATAGTGCATTGGCTTGAAAAAGAGCGTGATACCCGTGAGGAAATGAATGAGTCTGAGATTAAAGCGGGAGTTAGAAAAGCTAAAGCAGTATTAGCAGCCAACAAACCACTATTAGAAATGTATAAAAGACAAAAAGAAGCTATTGAAGAACAAATTAGAAGACAAGAAGAGTCAATACAAAGAACAGAAGACCACATAGCTAGGCATCAAAATGAACTTGACCTAATTAATGCAAAAGTAACCGCTGATAACGCAGAAGTAACAGCTATGAAGAAAAAGGCAGAGTGGCAAAAACGGATTGCAGATTTAACAGGACAAATTAATGATAGTCAAATGGTTGCAGCCGCATATGCATATGCTTCTGGAACCATGAGTAGAGAGCAGTTTCAATCGCTCTACTCTGTGTATGTTCAAGCCGCAAATAAAGCTGCTCAACTAACAGCAGAAATAGAGGGAAAACAAGGAGAAGTAGCAAAAGCAACCTTTGATAAAGACACTATAGATAGATTACTCTCAGAGAATCAGAGTGCGGCCTCAGAATTACAGGCTAAAATAGTTGGCCTTACTGATGCTATTAATGCTCTAGTAGCAGGGGTTAGTGTAAAGGGTCTGGCTGGAACTACCCAAGAAGCATTAGAGAATGTTTTCGGAAAAGGTGTAGCAGCTAAAATAGATTTAATGGTTGGTTATTTAGCTGAAGCTGCTGGAAGACCAATTCCTCCAGGAATAAATATGGGTTCAGCAACCCAAAAACTTGCTACTGCACATGCTGAACAAGCTGTAAGTGATGCTTACGCTGGAAAAGTTCCCTTCTCAGAGGGATGGTCTAATGCAAAAACAGGAGTAGCAGATGCAGGACATGCTGCTGAGATAGCTGCTGGAAAATTTGCAAATGTAAATGCTGTAATTGCAACCACTAAGGACACAGTAAGTACTAGCAATACTACAATGACAGAATCCGGGAGAAAACTAGTAGAAGCTTGGCAAAGAGCTTATGCTAATATGGCTACAAGTAATACCAAACTTGATACCTCAAATGCTACTACTAGTAAAAATGCAAGCGCACAATTCTTAGCTATGCAGGCCCGTCTTAATGAGCTTGATAAAACTGCTGCAACTACAATGCCAAGTGTTAACAAGAGTGTTCAAACAGGAATTGGTGCTGCCGCAAGTGCAAATGTAGGCGCTTTCTACACTTTAGGAAGAAATATTCTAAATACCTTTGCAAAAGGTTTAGGATATACTATTCCTACTGGAATTGGGGCTGGAACTAGTGGGGGAGTTAGGGCTGGTGGGGAAGGTCAATCACTTCCTAATGTAACACAACTTGCTGGTGGGCCAGGACAGATGATGCAGAATGTACTCTCAGATATTCTTAATCGTTCTAATCTCAGCAACTATATAACCATGTTTCCTAACTACCCTGTAAATACAGGAAATGTAAACACAAATAAGACATACGAACCTGGACATTTGCAGCCAGAAGCAGGAATGGTAATAGAAGCACTAAAGAACGCTTTTGGTCCCATTAGTTATGGTGGTAGAGCGAGTCGTACTGGTGGTTATGTATCACAACATCCAGTAGGACTTGCTGCTGACTTATTCTCCAACAAATCAAAGATGGACCAGTATGCTAATTGGTTAGCTGCTAACTTCAACACTCTTAAATTAAGATATATTATCTGGAACAATAGAATAACGAGTTCTGGAGCTAGAGGATGGAGGGCTTATACTCCCCCAGCAGGAAAACCAAATACTCCTACATGGAGACATGAAGACCATGTTCATGTAAGTGTAAAAGACTGGATTCCTGGCGACCCTTATGTTCAGAGATTTCATTCAGGAGGAATTACACCAGGAGCTAGATTCCAAGAAAGTCTTGCATTACTTCGTGGACAAGAAGCTGTAGTACCACTTGAAAGTGGCGCAATACCTGTTAAAATAACAAAGAGTGATAATGAGACAATCATAAACAACTACTTTGATTCAGGAGCTTTTAACTTTGAAGTACGTAATGATAAAGAGTTGGAAGAACTTAAAGCATTCTTACTTAAACTACTTAACAATCAGAACCCATATAAATTTAGTCCATTCAATGCTTAAAGGAGAGGAAGATGGCTGATACAAGTCCACAAGAGTTTCTTTGGGAGAATCTCCTTGGTGAAGACCCCACAACGTATTACATTTATGTCACTAGCCAAACGTTACCTACTTTGGAAGAGGCTTGGACAAACGTAGAATTAGGAACTACAACCTATGCCTTTAGACGGAGTACAAACAAGTCAAAAGTCTTCACAATTTCTGGCTATATTCAGTCCACAGATATGAATACTACAAGAACCGCAGCAGAAGGTTTAAATAGTGATTTACTTGAAAATCCCGCAGGAATATTTACTGATGGTTATGGAACCCAGTATAATTGTTATGTAGTTTCATGGACGATTAACCCCGTAGCAGCAATAAATAGGTATGATTTTACTATGTCTCTTAGAGTCTGGGAAGAAGGGGCGTAATGGCTAACCCACAAGCACTCGCCACATTTCAACCATATGCTCCTGGAACTGGCCCCGATACAACAGTAAAACCAGTCAAGTTAATAACAAATTTAGCTGGCGACCCTATAAGATTTACCTTAAATGAGGATTTAAGTAGTATTGTTTCTACGGCAACTCTAACCGTACTTAATGCTACGGTATCTGAGCTTGGACCTTTGGGTGGAGTACCAGGAGAAGATGATTCCTCTATATATGGAAAAGAAATTGAACAATCAACTGTTGAACCTAATGTATATTTATATGTTGTTGAAATTGTTGGAAATGATGACGAATATGACTATACAGAGGATGGAAATGGTAATAGAACTTATTTTGCTATAGGGGACGGCCAAGTATGTCAAACCCATTGGAGAATAGTAAGTGCCTCAATGAATATCTCAGAAGAAGGGATTCCTACGTGTGATATCGACTTAGAAAGCCTTTCTAAAATCGCTCAAGAAGCAAAATTAAATGCCCAGAATATGGATAATAACGACCTTCATAGGTCAAGGGATAATTCATTTATTATAATTGAGGGCACCTATTTAGACTCTATATTCTACTACCATAATTTATACGCAGGGGAAGATGGATATGCAGTAATAGACTCTCTAGCAGATTTGTTAGAGTCATTTCAAAATGGAACTGAGGTAGTAACTACCACAGGAGGGACTCCATACCCTAATAGTTTTACTCTTCAATATATATCTTCTCATCCTATGGAAGATGGACATACTTATAACGGACAAACTATAGATGGTATTCAAGAAGTACAACTATTTCTAAGAGATAAAGGCTATCATGGATGTGATGGTGTTTATGTTTTTCAAGGAACTGGTGTATATGCTCAGAATACTTATTGCGGCGTTAGAGAATATCAGAAAAAACTATGGCCCAATACTCCTGGCAACTGGACAGGAAAAGTAGATAAAAATCTGTGGGAAACATATATGTTTCCTTCACAAACTACCTCTGTTCATGGTGAACCCGCTTGTTTTATGCTTGAAGTAAGAGAAGAAAATGGTGGTTATAATGATTATTGTGATATCTTTTTCAATCGTATTATCTATATGGGGTATAACTTTGCAAATGTAGGGGATTCAGAGTATCCTAATTATACCTTTAAAAGTTATACCGCAGACCACCCCGAGATTAACCTTCAATATATTCCTTTATATACTGTTTATGAAACAGGAGGGAATGTATGGGAGATAATTTCAGACATTTTTGCCCTTAATGGTTATAGCTTAAGATTTAGAAGGGATGGCTCTCTAGCTGTATGGGAAACATCACAGTTAACTGTATTAAGTGATGAAGTTACTATAGGTGATTATGATGTAGGATTAACCTTAAGTTATACTAAAGAAGGTGTAATAAATAAAGCTGTTGTTAAAGGATGGATAGGAACATGGGGGGATGAAACAGTAACCGTTGACCCTGTTTATGCTCCTACTATCCCTAGCCAAGCCAACACATATCCCAATAAAGTAAACCTTCAATATCCTGGCGTTACTGGGTATACTTGTAATGGTTTTATGCGGGATGACTATGCTTGTCATGGAATAACAGGCGTTCATGCAGTACAGGTAGCACTCATTAACAAGGGATTTTCTTGTGGTCCTCAAGGACATGATGGGATTTTTGGCCCCGATACTAGAGCAGGAGTTAGGGCTTTTCAAACGGCTGCAAAAATTACAGTAGATGGAAAAGTTGGTTCTGTAACTTGGGGTAAATTATTCCCCAGCACAGCAATTACTACTATGACATATGCTCAAGTCACCACGGAACTTCGTAAAGTAAGGGGAATAGTAGTTCATGAAGACTATGGATTTGCTACTGTTCCAAGCGGAACAACCCCAGCTACAGTATCTTGGTTAGATAGCCTTTATCCTGCCCTTAAAGTTTCCGAAGTAGTTAATATTGTTCCTGGTCAAACTTTATTATGGTCAGTATTTTCTACAATCATAAACCATTACTACGATATTACTCCTGATATTACAATAATAAACTACTGGATTCCAGATTCAAAGGAACAGAAATCAGTAGAGGCTTATAGTGCATTAGCAGATAGAGTATTAAATATTTCTGGAACTTCAAGATTTGCTGTAGAAGGTGAGTTTGAAGTTAGCCCAGATTACTGCTTAACTAGTGAGCAAGCACTATCTAATTATGGAGTCAAAGAGATATTTAAAACCGTAATGCTTGCTAGAAGTGGTTCATATACAAGTAATAATCTTCCTTTATATGCAGAGGTAGGAATGAAGCTCACAGGACAATCGCCAATAACAGGGACTACTACGATGCTTATTGTTTCTCTTAATAGAACTACTGATGTTCAGCAGCAACAAGTATCTACACAAATATCAGGAAACTTAATCTCTGTTGTAGAGCCAGGTGACGCATGGGTATAAATCTAAAATCGTATGTTTTTCCCCCTACTCAGCCAGATTATTCTGCCTCAGACATTTTAAGAAAAGTTAAAAATGACTTATCTGCCAGAGAACACCAGAAAAAACAAGGCTTAGTTACTACTGGTTATACGGATGTTACTTTAACTGTGGCCGGAATATCTTGGGCAGTAAGTGATTACATCGAGTTTCCCTACACATACTCTGAAAGACCCATTTTTTCTTGGGGTATGGAAGGGACTTATTCAGAAGGAGTATCAATTACACCCACTTACGGACTAGACTTACCTGATACTTTAGCCGATTATATAGCTAGTGAAGATTACACAACATACTCACCAGCAATTTTAGTTCCGAGAGTGATTCATTGGTGTAAAACAGTTTCGGTTTATCATGGTTGCTATCTTTTGGTGTTTCAAATAAACCCAGATTGTAACGAATCGGAAGGAAAAAAACTTAGGCTTCATTTTAGATTTGAAGGCGCAGGATACTTGTAAAGGAGAGATAAATGTCAACACTTATAACCACATATTTTGGATTCACAGCAGTAAAAGAGCAAGTACCCTCAACTAACGATTGGGCTGCTACTTACTGGAATTGGATAACAGTAGACACAGTATTAAATGGGTTAATCGAACACAGACATACTGGAAATGTAGCTCTATCTGACCCGCTTGGAAGTTTAACTCTAACAGATACCGAGACTGGTGGTGTGCTGTTAGCTGGAGTAACTTATTATGTAGCAGCAACTTATATTGATAGTGCGGGATTAGAAACAGGAATATCGGCAATTGCTCAAGTAACTATGCCATCAGGATTAACTCCCCCTGATACGCCAACAAATAACGACCAAGCTACTCCTACTGATATTCAACCACATACAGGTGGATTAACCGGAGGTTCTTATTGGTATAAATTAACTTATGTAAAAGGTGGAGGAGAAAGCTTACCTAGTAACGCACTTTATGTTGTTGTTCCCTCAGACCAAACTTATGAAGTAACTATCCATTTCACATCTTTAACTGATGCTGCCAATGGTGCAGACACAATAAGAATTTATAGAAAAATAGGAACTAGCGGCACTTATGACCTCATAGACTCAATAACTGATGTTAATACTAATTCATATACTAATGATAGCCCATCTACGTATAGCTGTTCTACTCATCCACCTACAACCGCATCTACAAACTCATTAAATAAATTAGAAATAGATTGTTCTACACTTACTAATTATACTGATGCTACAGCTATTAATCTTTATGTTAGTACAACAGGAACATTCAATAGTTCTAATATGCTTATTCAAAATCCAGATTTTTCTACAAATAACTGTCCCCATACTATAGATTTAACCGATGCTACTCCTGGAGTTTCTATAATTTATACTGGTTTAGTTGCTTTAGTTACTGGTAAACCCCCAGCAGTATCTCAAACCATAGCTTCTCCAACAATGATTGATTTAACTTCAGAAGTAACAGGTGGACTAGCATGGAGTCAGATGCCAGAAGAATTTCCGTGGCAGGAATATGTTAATACCCAAGTTGATTTAGCTGCTACAGCAGTAGTTGGAGAAGTAAGGATGGTGGCTGATGAGTTCATTCTTTATGGGTGGGACCAATCGTTAGCCACACCTATTTGGCGACCAATTAGCATTATTCGCCAAGCAGAAATTGCAGATGTAGAAGAAAGTGCAACTCCTACTCCAGTAGAAGAAAAGATAAATGAAATTCTTGCGGCATTAAGGAGCGCAGGAGTTATAGAAACATAAGGGAGAATAAATGACTACGTTTTATGTAGACCCACGTATAGGTTCTGATACTTTTGATGGTACTAGTTATGCTGACCCCTATTCTGGTATTACAGATGAATACATGTATGTATTTTTTGGTATTGCCTACCATGCTACTGCTCAATCAGCTACAGTAGTTTCTCCTTGGACAGAGCGTAGTGATACCTATTATACAGCTAACTATGATATTTATATCGCAGATTACCTAGCAACAAGTTTAAGAAAGCCAACTATTGCAACTTTAGCAAGTTCTACTCCTTATAAACACGCTATGGTAGCAGAGCTAATCCCCGCTGCTGGCTCTAACATAACCTTTAGGTCAGCTAGTTCTATGGTTGCAGAAGCAGATGCTAGTGTAGATTGTACTCCTCCTGCTGGAATTGTAGATGGAGATATACTTCTTGCTTATGTATATGCTAAAAAAAGTTCAGGAACTCCAACAATAACTCCCCCCGCTGGGTGGTCTAATTTAGATGCTTCTTCTACAGCAATAACCAATACTACTTATGCATCAGATAAACGACTTTCTATTTACTGGAAACGTGCTTCTAGTGAAAGCGGTAACTACACTTTTAGTCATGATGGCACAACTAGTAGTGTTACTCAAGTAGTAATTGTTGACTATTATAACTGTGTAGCTACTGGTACTCCTGTTAATGGGTTTTCTAATGTAGCATACGTAACAAATAATACCTCACTTATAGGATACCCGTTACCTAAAACTGGCCCTTGGTATTCAGGTCTAGGAGCAACAGCAGCTAGAATAGCTGGGGGAGATACTATTAAATATGCCAAATCTGAAACACCAACTTCTTTAGGAAGCTGTACATTCACAACCGATTCTGTTTCTGTAACAATTCCTTCTGGGCTTATTTTAGCAGTAGATGACGGAGAATCTGTCTGGTCAGAAGATAATGCTCTTACAACAACAGCAGTTTATACTACATATAAAATCAATGGGAGTTACTCAAGTAGAATAAATTGTTCTGCTGGGGCAACAGGTAAATTAGCCTATAAAGCTTTAGCAGGAGCAACAGATTACTCTGGATATCAACAACTTTCATTTTGGATTATGTCTTCTGTTGAAATTCTTCAAGAAGGAATATTACAAGTTTGTTTATGTTCTGATACGTCTGGAAATACAGTAGTTGATACTTTTAATGTTCCTCCACTAACAGATTCTAAGTGGTCAGCTATAACAGTAGATAAAGGTTCTGCATTAGGTTCTTCGATACAAAGTGTTGCTGTTTATGCTACAGTAGCGATGCCTGCTTGTTATATTTATACTGATACAATTATTGCTTGTAAATCTTCAAGCTCTGCCGATGCAATTTCTCTTTCTTCTGTTATTAGTGATAACAGTTCTGACGCTCCCCCATTTTACCCTGTTAGAAATATTGTAACTACTACGGTTACTTTAGGCTCTGCTTGTGGGGGTACATCTGCATATCCAAGCTATTTTAATGGGTCTTCAGGAACAAAAACTGGATACAAAATAGAACCATTGAGAATGAATGATTATTTTGTTCTGACCTATGAAAACTATTCTGCCACAAGCTATCCTAAATTTAGCGGTGGTTGGGATTCCACTTTTAGTAGCCAAACAGGATATACTTGGCTACGAAATTCAAAAGCACACGCCGCTTTCTATAATAATGATTATAATTGGATAGAAATAGAAAGATTATGTTCAGTAGGAGCGGTATATGGAGTATATAATTACGGTAATGGTGGAATATACCTACATGACTTTGCAATAGTAGGTTCCTATTCACCACTTTATAGTTATGCGAGTGGTGTAGCAAATACTATTATATTGAAAGATGGATATATTATAGGAAATACTACTTTTGATATGACTAGTTCTTGGAATGCTTATCATATAAAATTTGATAATATAAAAGTCTATACTACATATGATGACACCGTTATAGACAGGTCTTATGATATAGTGTTCATTAATTGTGTATTTGACCATCTTTATGCATATGCATCTAGCTCTAGTTATAGTGGAATATATCTTTACACACCAGCATCTTTTTACAATTGTGTTTGGACAGATACCTCTGGTTCAGTAAATGATGTGCTTCATGGATACGGAGGAGAGCATAAATTTTTTAATTGTTTATTTGATAATGGACCTTCTATTTCCACTTCTGCCTATGATAAGTTCATCAGTATAAAACACAATCAAACAGAAAATAACCATCTTATTTACTTAAATCCATATGATATAGTAGAAGATGAAGCAACTACGAGGCACACAGCATCAGGAATTTCTTGGAAAATGACTCTTGGGGCTTCAACTAGAGCAACATCATGGTTTCCAACGGCATTTAGTATAGCACAAGTAGCTTGTGGTGCTGATACACAAGTTACTGTTTCTGTATATGTAAAAAGACAAACCAGTTCAGTTATGACTGTAAAACTGGTTTGTCCTGCTTATCAAATTGCAGATGTAGATACCAATGTAGAAGATTCAGCCGCAGCTTCAGATGGTAGTTGGGAACAGCTAACAATTAATTTTACTCCTGGAGAAGCAGGAGTAGTAGATATTCAAATTCATGCTTATGGCGCAAGCGAGTCTGTTTATATAGATGATATAAGTATAACACAGGCTTAATATGGCAACCCCTGATGTAAAAACTCTAGACCTTGCTTGGCTAGGGAGTGGGGTATTTGCTAAAGTTTCTACTGTTGATACTACTAGTTTAGATGTTGCACATCTAGAAACAGGTGTATTTGCCATTGCTGGTGGAGATATTGCTTCTAGTCTTACTGAAGTACCACCAATAACTTGTTCTCATGCTCAACTGTTAACTCCTTCAATTGATACTAATATTGCAATTATTAATGCTACTCCTATCACTTGTTCTCAAACTAAAATTCTAACTGCAAGTACAAATGCAGTATTTAGAATGGATATTGAAGTTCCTATTGAGCTATGTAGTATTTATAATGGACCTCATAATCAAGGAGATTTTACTTATCCTAATGAGGCAAAATTTTGGTTCACACAACAAACAATAAACACAAATGATTATGATGGAGAATGCACCTATTACTTTGAAGTAACTGCTGATAATGATGATACTATAGATTGTGTTGTTACACTAATTAATTATAATACAGATGATGAAATAGTATCTGTAACAGTTCCTTATTCTCTAGGTGATGATATTGGAAGAGTGAGAAGTACGGCGTTTACTCCCGTAAGTGGAAGTGCCACTTATGGTGTAAAAATGGAAGGGTATGGTACTTATCCTAATGGTACAGCCGTACACTCAGCAAAAATTATTATTGTACAAAAAGGTGCAACAAAAACTCGTATTCAAATTCAACTTTTTCAAGATACTGATTATGAGTACCCAAGTTCTACTGATTACGTTACCATACCGGGGGGAGGAATTTGGCTTAAAACTGAAAGCCATTGGGAAAATGTTGACCATTGTAATCTAGAAATAAAAACATATAATGTTGGCACTCATTATCTTGCCCTTTATAATTACACAGATAGTTCTATAGTTGCTGAATTAAGTGCGGTTGGTAATGAACAGTATACAATAGGTGATGACTTTGAATGGGATGCCACTAATTTTCATGATGGTGATGAGTTTATCCCAGCCCATAAAAGTTCTCTTTCCTATTCAGGTCAGTTATATGCAGCCAACCTTTTTCTTACTTTAACAGACTTACAGAAAGTTGAAATTCAATACCCTATAGCTCACGCGCATGATAGTACTTGGACTTGGGCTACTGATTCTAGAATGCTTTATACAGAGGCAAATTATAGCGTCTTAAATGCAACCTATTGGGATAGTATTGGTAGATACTATTCTGAACCTGATAACGAAGTTGATTTTCAATTACACTCTGATTTACATGATAGTGGAACTGCTAGTACATCAGTAGTTGAAACTCACACGCATTTAGCTTTTGATAGAATACGAAGCGAAGTTACACTTACAGATGGTTATAGATACATAACTAAAAAACTTGAGCTTGGTATAATATATGGGTCTGATTTGTATTTTTATGTCTCTCATTATCAAATAGATATTTATGCCAGCATTTCTGCCACTATTTTAACAGCACAACAAACTAAAATAATTCCTCCAGAAGTAACTGCAACTACTCAACATTCTGGTCAAGCTGATGCTGTACCTTTAACTGCAAGTCATGCTCAACTTTTAGCTCCAACTCTTCCTTCATCAAAGGAAATAGTAGCAGAAATACT